TTAGGATTTTTACAAGGAACTATACTAGTCTTTATTCTACAGCTTGTAGGGTTTTATTTTTATAACAGCAAAAATAGTCAAGTAAAAGCGCAAATAGAAGAGCAATACAACATAGTTGTAAGTGAATTGCTAGAAAAAAGTTATGTAAATGTTATCTGCCCTTGTGGTAATGTTAATGAAAAGACATTATTCTTTGAATTAGAAGATACAAATTTTACTTGTGAAAAATGCAGTAGTAGGTATAGGGTTGAAATGGTACTTAATCCTGTACTGCTTACCGAACCTGCAAATTTAGAAAATGCTTTTAATGTTATTAAGAAGAAGGAACTTCCATAAAATAGAGTATAAGATGAATAATATTAAATTCGAACTAAAGAACGGAAAAACACATGAAATGTCTATTGATGAACTTGCTCGATGGGCATGTCTCCTTGAAGGAGTAGAACAAGTTTCTAAAAAGTGTGAAGAAATGGGATTGAGTGGGGATGATGATTGCTGGATCAAGCCACTAGCATTTCAAAAATATATTGATGAGCGATTTCATTCTATGAAGCACGACTTGACGGTTGAAGCTACTCTTGGTAGACTGTAATGAATTTTGTTTCTGTAACAGATGTAAATCAGTATAAGTATGTATTTCCAAGCATACTATCTTTAGATTCTTTTAATAGACCATTTAAATATTTTATATGCACTAGCTGCATATATACTTTTAATCTTTTAAAAGATGTTTACAAGCATTTAAAATTAAAAAACGGTGAGGTAATTATTTTAAATATACCTTCCTTTTTTGAATATTTTAATATTAACTCACTTTCTGGTAATCATGAATGGATTAGTAATACTACTTTAGATAGACTAGTATTACCCTATGTAACAGATATTGAAAAAGTTGTATATTTAGATACTGACGCCTTTCCTGTTTCAGACTCTATATTTGATATTAATTTTAAAGTTTCAGATAAAGGTATAGGAGCAGTTCCAAATATTCCTAAAATAGTAGATCACGTAATAAATTTTAGTGATGCAGAATTTCTACTATCTTTTGCAAAAACTAACTTTACTACATTTAACGCAGGTATACTCTTTTTAGATTTAGAGTTATTAAGAAAAAATAAACTAGCTGAATTTGTTAAAGAACTTTATTCTATTGGAGATAATAGAATATACATTAATGATGAGCTTATATTAAATCTCTACGATCCTAATTACGAGACATACCCATTAAGTTACAATGTAACTCCATTCATTAAACATAATTTTAGTGAAATTAACATTGTTCACTTTTCAGGAAAAAATTATAAGCCCTGGGTATCGCCTATAGTATGTGAAAACGCTAAAGTTATTCCGTACTATCATTTATGGCAATATTACTATACGTCTTTTTTTAGCTAATACATCCAAAGCTAAAAGTATAGCTAGAATCATCTAGAGGTGAGTCAACATATATATAGGCATAAGGATCTCCTGTTAGTGACTTTGTAAATGTAGCTGTTCCTGAGCTAGGTCCAGAAACCGGAGAATATCCAATATCAGTAAGTTTGTAATTATAACCCGCACTTCCTCTAAACCCGGTGTTTATAACTTCTACATTATTATAAACAACAGTAAATCTAGAAGGAATTTCATTAGTTGAAAAGCTAAGAACAGGAGTACCTGTTAAAGCTCCAAAATTGACTCTATAACCAGACCTTCTAGGAAGTTGGAGATACGTTACAGATTTATTGCTTGTGGAATTACCGTAGGTAAAGATTCTGGTATTTACTTTACCTGTCACGGTAACACCACAATCAATTTCTGAGGATACAACACCAGAAGTATCTTCAGAAATTTGTGTTTGAGTACTACAAATACCGAACACTGAAATAGGAGTGGAAATACTTGTTATTCCAGTAGGTATAGCGGTATTTGTCTCACACCATGTATATTTGTAAACTAAAGATAGCAAGTTCTTTTTAAAGCAGTTATCTGTAGAACTATAAATTGTAGGCATTTGTAATGCTCCGGCGAGTACTGATATATTATTTAAATCATACAATGAAATAGGATATTTAAATCTAGTAGCAAGAAACCTACTTTTGTTATTATGGATACTACCGTCCTTTACTAAGAGAGCAGTATTAATATTAAATTCAGCACCGTAGTTATCAGGAGCCTGTAATCCGGAATATTCGTCAATTACCGTCATCCATCTCTGAGAGTTATTTAAAAAGGCAGATAAAGTAGTAGGTTCAAAGGAAGAATACAGTTCACTATTAAACGCAAAATTTATATTTTCAGGCCAGTTAGATCCATATTCCGGTAACTCATCCGTATTTCTTAATAGGTATAGTATATTGTTATTATAATAAACTCCATCGTAGGGAGCATTATATGTTACAGAAGTAGAAGGTATAAAGAAAGTCAGCCCTTTAGTTGTCTTAAAAGGAATTGAAACCTCATACTTTGAGTACCAACTTGTAGATAGCTTATACTCGAAGTTAATGCTCTGATCATAACTTAAAGGTATTGGAGTACTAAGAACGTTTCTCGCAAAAGGAACTCCATCAGTAGTTTTTATTGCAAACTCTCTTATAGTTTCACTTTGCACAGAGCTAGGATCTGTTGCAAATATAGATATATACGCTTTAGAAGTTAGCGTATCAGAAAATGTTTGTAGACTATCTCTAGATACATTAATTAATTCGGGATTACTGCATGCAGATAGGACGCCATTGAGACCGTATCCTAAAACACCAGATAAACTAGAGCTCACACCAAAATCAACATATGAAAGTGCTGAAGAAAAAGGAACAGAAGATAAAGCTACCAATCCTGACGAGAGAATAGTATTTTTACACCAACCAGTGTCGTGTACCACGCCAGTTTTGCTTAGTACTCTTAACCTATACTCACCGTATAAGTTATAGTTATAATTAATAGTATTATTATACATATATTACGCTTAGATTTGTTATGCCCGTATAACTTCCTGTGGGTTCAAACGTATTACCGGTATAGATATTTACGCTACTATCAAATAACCTCCAGGCATCATTTATAGCTGTTAATTTTAATGTTACAGTATGATTAGAATTTGCATAACCAAAAGCTGTAGTTCTTGATAAAATAGTATTTAGCTGGATCACGCTTAGTGCAGGTCCATAGTTTAGTAGGTCATACGCTGTTGCTATATTAGAACAGGTCGTTAACTCGCAAGTATTAATTGCTGCAAGAGATCCTTCTGACATGTAGCTTAATACTCTAGTATTATAAGTAACAGTTGATTCAGCTGGTGCTGGGTAATTTACCTCAGGTACATCTGCACCACACGGCTCAATTAAACATACAGGTCCAGGGTCAATACAAGATAAGCATAAAGATTCTACAGGAGCAGCTGTCACCGGGGGTATATTGCACCCCGTGCAGTTAGCTGAGCTAAGAGGTATATAAGGAGATCCCTCTACATGAAAATTCTTTAAATAAAATACCCCTACTTTATTGGGATCAGAAGAACTAATAGGAGATGCAAAGGATAAACCTACTTTATACAGCGTGTCTACATTTACCGACAGTGAAACATTTTGCGTAACTAAATTTATAAAAGCATCTGATGGGTTATTCCTATAGTCAATATATAGCGTTCTGCCCAAATTACCTAATCTAGCTCTTACTGTTTTATAGTTTAAAGTATTTTCAACAATACTAAAATTAGAATCAATGCTAGTTATAGGTGTGTAAAAGGAAAGAGTATTATATGCGTAAGATGTAGCCCCACCTCTTATCGCAATAGAATTTTTCTGTACTTCATGATCCTTTACTCCGTCTCTAGAAACGTAAGTTCCTATAGCTGCAGATACACCAAATAATCCCGTAGTATCGAACCCTACCCCTATTACTGCTCCAGAAACCCCGCTTTGTATTCCATAGGTCGGAATAATGTCTCTTGATGAAAGGCCGGAATAACCTAAATCAATACCACCATTACCACCAGTTAAGCTATTTGCATTAGTTAAGAACACCGTGAACCCCGCTTCTGTATCCGGATTACCGCTAATAGCATAATCAAAAGACCATACAATATCGTATAATGGTGAATAATTAAAATCAGACGCCAGGTTAAAAGTTTTGGAATTAGCAGGTAATACAGGATACTGCATATCTATATTTATACATTTAAACTTTTACAAACACTAAAGTCATCTGTTCGCCATCTTTAAACTTAGTTAAATGAACTAACTTATATCCAAGTTTTTTATACTCTCTGTATATTGTACTAAAAAAGTCTTTTTTGATATTAATAATGATACTATCTCTTACATCGTCTACTAGTACGAAGTCTGTAAACTCTTCACCGAGTGCATAAGCTCTACAAGTACCACCCACATATAATATTTAAGTTAAATAGTCAGTAATCTGCTTTACTTTAGCATACAACTCTTTAAGATCATCGAAAGAGACATCACTATTAATACTAATATTATGGGCTTTGAGAATCTTCTCTAACAGAATAAAATCTTCTTCTGTTAGCCCTTCAACAATAAGTTCTTCCATATTAGTATGTATAGCCGACTACTCGTAGTGCAAGATTATCTCCACTCGATGTATTAACTCTAAAGGCGCAAACTAAATTACCGCCATTATTTGTAGATAGTGGTAATATAGTCTGTGTAGAATTAGCTATATAATCTCCCTTTCCAGCAGCGGCTGAAGCGTTTATCCAAAACTCTGTTGAACCAATATACTGTGTTCCTATTGTTGTGAGTAATGATATATTCGGAGCACCAGCGATTATTCGTACTATGCTACCACCATCCGGACCCGACTTACTAATCCAACTATCAACAATTAGATTTTTAGCACTAGGAGGTACACTATATGTAGATACAGTACCTGCGTAATCGGTAAGATAGGGGTAAGCACTTATAGTGAAGGTCTGACCTGTAAAGTTATTTGTTGAAGGTATAATACTAAAAGGTGTTTGAAAAAATACCATACCTGAAGAGTTTACATTGTAAGCATTTTGCGAGCCTGGCGCTACTGCTGATAGTGTTCCGGTTTTTTCATTAGTGACAGATGTTACTCTACCATACTGATCCGCTGTAAATGTACCTCTTACTAAAGTACTACCGGCAAATACTGATTGTAATCCGAGTTGTACGTTACCTGATAAAGGGCTAAGAACGCTAGCACCTGTACCATTTACTGTTGCACATACTGGTGATGTTATTGTAAATTGCGAGCTTACTATATTATCTGGCTTTGCTTTTATTATATACAGAGCGCCTGCAGCGCTTAAAACAGAATTACTGCCAGAAGCTACGTTAAATGTAGTAGTAGTAGCTGGAGCACCATTTACACCGTAAAGTGTTTTGTTAATTAAATTAGGCACCCTAAACTCATTTGTACTACCTGTACCAAAAGAAGTTCCTATTACGCTATATAAGTCTGGATATACAGTACTGAGAGCTGGTTGACCGTTACATAATAACCACCCGGTTGGTTCATTACCACCTGCAGATACAAAGGGCATTATAGATCCTACTGGTACCTGGCCAGCTGTACCTGATACAAACAATGTAGAGCCAGCTGAATAAACATCCCATCGTAAATTACCTGCGGAATCTGTAGTCAAAAAGGTGTTATTAGCACCACCAGACGCTGGCCATCTGTAATCTACGTTATTTATTGTTAAATTCTGAGTAAGGTTAAGTTTATTAGTTGTTAGAGGTTGTATCTTATCTACGGAGATGCTACTACTTAACGCAATTTTACCTGACTCTAATGCAATATCTCTTCCAAGCAAGTTTAAAGAAACATTTCCAGCAGAAAGCTGATTTACTACTAATCCGTTAGAGAAAGTAGCACTTAATGTTCCGTTACCCGGGGAATAAACACCACCTATAGGCGACCATCTTGTTGTATCAGTAGGGTCACCTCCTAAGAAAGTGTATAGTACATTGTTATCACTATCAAACGCAATATCACCGGTAATAGCATTGGTAAAGGTAGTTACAAGCGGATTAGAACCTAAAAATTTACTACCACCTACCAGATTACCTCCTAGAGTTTGGCCATCACCAACATACAGTCTTTTTGTATCAGTAGTATAGCCAAGCTCGCCTTCTGATAGAATAATATTTTGTCTATCGACATTAGCTCCTCTTCTTACCAATAGTTTAAGAAGAGTATTTTCAAAAATTTCAATTTTCTTTGACATAATTAGTAGGTAAAGATTGGGATTGCGAATCTATCAACGGTAGTTCCTAGATCTGATCCGGTATTAACAAATGCTAAGAAACCAGCAGAGGAAAGCTGTATATTCTGTGTAGTAGTACCGTTACCAGAAGCCGCATCTATAATAGTATGGCTAGTTTTTATAGCATCACTTGAAATTTGATCTGGAGCTCCAAAGAATATATTATTTAAATTAGAAATTGTAGACGTTTTACCTGAGAATGTGTCAGATACAGTGTAGGTAGTCCCGTATATTTGTCCCTTACTATTATAAATTACATTTTGAAAGTTTGTTATACCTCCACCAACTACATCTGTAACACTTATAACACCCGCAGTGTTAGTAATAGAAGTATTATCTACACTTTGAAGTACTGTTTGTACATTGGCTCCTACAGTAAGACCTGCTCCGAATATACCACTACTTAGAGAAGCAAAATTTACTATACCAGCAGGCATAGCAGTTAATGTTAGTATCCCGGAATTGTATCCAAAATAAGTAGGGTCAGCATTTACTGTAATTTTTACACCATCTCCACCAACTATACCGTTTCCAAAAGATGCAGTTTTAATTTTATTTTGATCAATAGCACTTAATGTAATATAATTCGAACTTAAGACAATATATCGACTATCAACATTAGCAGATAGTCCATTAGCAACTGTAGCAATTATACCACCCTGTGAATAACCTGCAGAAGAGTTAAATTTTGTACCCGTTATACCATTATTTTTTATTTGCAAGTATCTATTAGGAGTACCTGTATACTCTAAAGTCGAATTATCCGGAGTTAATTCAATTAGACCCCAAGAGCTTAAAGAAGTATAATCACTTGCTGTAAGCTGATACAATAATGTACCTGCATATACTGCATCTCCTAAAAATGCAGGTATAGCAGTTAACTGGTTTTGATTGGTGATAGGAGTATAGAGTTTGGTACCTATGGTATTACCACCAGTGGTAACGCCATCTCCCACAAATACTCTATTAGTATCAGTGGTATAGCCAAGTTCTCCTTGCTCTAAAAGAACTAACTTTCTTTGAGCATCTGTACCCCTTCTAATTTTAAGTTTTATAATGCTAATATCAGGCATAAATTATGATGTTCTTTCCCAGATGTAAATACCAAATGCTGGTGGTGTAGTTTGTGAAGTTGCAGAGCCGCTCGACTCAATAGGTAGAGATGTTTTTATACCATAGGGTGAACCAGTTTGTGAGATTACTCTTACACCAGTACCATCACCTGGAACATATCTCATAGAGTATGAATTACCATCATTCCAGTCACCGTATATAATGTCTATATCATTATTACCGGCAGAAGTAAACTGACCAATACCATGCTTATGAGGTGGCACTGTTATAGTTACATTATACAGACCATCACCATTTCCTTGAGTATATGTTTTAATTGTAGCATTTGTATCTGTACCAGTACCTACACCTACAATAAATCTACCTTGACTTGTAGCTACCCATGTAGTTCCTGGAAACAAAGTACCTGGGTTAGCACTATTTGTTGATAGGTATATAGAACCTACAGGATATACAATATCAATAACTCCTATAGGGTTGCCTAGTGCAAAACTAGATGCACTTAAAGTACCGCAAACAGTTACACCGTCACAATTTCTACCCACCTTTAATGAAAGTTCATTTCCAACGCCATCGTATAGCTCAGCTTGACTTCCACTAGATAGATTTGATAGAGATTCATTAGCATGAATCACAGTTTGGTATGTCTGCGATATGTTCTGTTGTGTAAAACTCTTAGGCATTCGTTATTATTTAGTGGTTTAATTTATTATTAGAGTGTTTTTTAGTTTAGTTGTAGTAGTTCCTAAAACTTTAACTACAGATTGCTGGTCATCTACTTTAGTTAGCTCAAGAAGTTGTTTTTGCAACAAGAGAATATTAGATAAGCATCTGTTTATAACACTAACAATACTTTTTTCATTATCGTGGATGTAATAATCTTCTAACTCTAAGTTTGCAAACTTACTAAAGTCAATATTATAGTTATAGTCTTTAAGCTTTACTATACCTTTATAATCATACTCACCAAAAAATCTTCCTATAAGATTATTCTTTATAGAGAATATATCTCTCAACACTTTATATAGCTCCCTATTTACAACACTAGTTTGAATAAACTCATCATCAAGGTTTATACCTATGCTTTTTGCTCCAAAACTATACAAATTAGACGGTTTAATTATTTTCTTAAAGGTATTAAGTTCATTTATCACATAAAGCCTACCTTTTGTAATAATTAAGATCTTATCATAGTCTTCATCTACAGGCATAACTCTAAACCCTTTATAATTATCTGCAAACATAGATATGACAGTAGTCCCTGTATCACCAACCGGTGTAAATGAACCATTCCATATCCAATTAGCAGAGCTCCATCCTACCTCAGTATTATTCCAAACATCTGAAGGAGTAATTTCCGAATCCGTACTTGCCGATGCAGTAAAAATGATATCTTCCGAGATTCTACCTATAGCCACATTAGATCGACTTACAAAAAACTTATAAATCTGCTTATTTGTACAAATATAGTAGTAATCGCTATTATTATAAGAAAACTCTATATTTTTAACAGTTTCATCATCAACTAACGTAATAGGTAGTATGTTTCTTTCTTGCAATACAAAGCATTCGTCAAAAATATACAATTTTAAAGTATTGGATACTTTAGTAATAATATATAGCAGATTAAAGTAAGGATTAAACTCTATAGCTTGTAGTTCTTCTCTTTTAAGAGGTATAGTGGTGATTCTACCCACATAATTAAAACGCGTATTATAAATTTTTAAACCGTAATTTCCAGAATCATGTACAACGAGATATGTGCCATTAGTAGCTAAATGCTTAGGTTTATTAAATCTATTATTATCCGTAATACGGCCTTTACCACCGATAGCTTCTATGTAATTTCGCCTATTAGCTAGTGCAAGATCTCCATTAAAGTAGCCTCCTATATCATACTTATATACATTATTATTATCTACGTCAGATATAAAAATATAATTATCAGCTCTACAAATACTGTCAAGTCTGCCGAAAGTTAAGGTGTTTATAGGAGTGCTAACACCTCTCACTCCACTTACACTATCAACATAACTGCTTCTCTCAATTACATTTAACTCTGTGTTATTACCGGTTAGGGAAATAAATTCTGTATCTGTGATTGCAAATACAGAAAAGGAATTACTATCATCAGTATTGAGAGCAAAATTAAATTGATTAATTCCACTCAAATAAAAGTACACTGCAGAATCGCCAAATAAAATAGTATCTGAATAGTTAGTATATGCAGAAAAAGTAGTATCTGTAGGAGTCTCTACCCCATAATATTTTATTAATGATGTTATAGGTAGATCATTATTAGGCATAAAAGATCTAGAGTATAAGAAAGTATTATTGTCCTGCAGATTTTTAAGTTTTTGATAAAAAAGCCTAGATGTTAAAAAGTCATTACCTTGAAGTAATACTTCATTTTCATTATTTGGTAAAGGTAGATCATCTGTTATTGATCTATTTTTAAAAAATCTAGATACTAGCAAATCGGTCTCGAAAGTATTACTTAAACTCAACTGCACACTTGTATTGTCAATATAAGGTACCCCGCTTAGCACCTCTACATAACCTGTATAAGCACCTGAAGCAGTATAAAATATACCAGTATCTGCGTAAACTCTCTTATAGTCGTAGTACTCCATTATTTAAAATCTACAAATTGTATATCATTAATACTTACACCGACAGGTAGTGTTTTGTACACCTCGTTAGTTACAATACTTTTGATATTAGTTTTCATTTCCTCGTTTGTTATACCTGAGTTTTTAATGTAAACATTAATTTTTTTAGATGAGCTAGAAATAGGCGAAAACTTAAAGTATCTTTCTATTTCTTCTATATTATTTCTTTGACCTGCAGGTATAGATAATACCAAATCATCTATATTCTCATCAAATAAGTTTATTGCAAGGACCTCGCTATCATAGAGAGGTCTGTTATATATTAACAGATTTTTTACCTTCACACCATTAATAAAATAATATCCCTTCTGATTTAAATATGATGCTAGATCTAGCCCGTTGTAAAATCCCGTGCTACCTGCATAAATCTCATCGCTTAAAATTTCTTGTATTTGATACTTACCCGGCTGAACAGTAATATTTTTATATATGTTACCATCTACAAACAGAGTAATATTGCCCTGCAATGAATCAAATCTATAGGTAAAGGTATGAACCCCTTTATCAATTTGATCAAAAGTAAATTTAATATTCTTTGTAACAATATCTTCTGATGATAGGTAATTTGTAAGAGTTAGTTTAAAATCTAACCCATTGTCTAAATTATACTGCTTATAAAAATCAAATCCTGTGGTATTCGATTTTGTTCTTGTGGTAAATGGAACAGTATATCTATATCCATTTTTATTGTAACCTGTTATAGATGTAGAAGAGGTGCTATTATTAAGTGTATTTAGTATACCTAAATTGTTATTACTATCAACATACGTTAGCATGAAGTACTCTTTTAATCCAACATTAGTATATTCTCTTACTACATCAATAGTTTGAATTATACTACTTAATCCTATAAATTGCGTATAGTCAGTTTCGCTTAGTATAGTTCTAGATTGATCTACTACTAGAACTTTTGTGCTGTTATTTGCTACGGCAATTTCATTTTTACTATTAATCGCAAAATCTATAATATTATTAGTAGATGAAGATATAAAGTTTGTAAATTCACCAGACCTTATATTTTGCTTAATTAACAACTCATTGTTAACAAGATATAATACATTTTCCGGATCGATATGTTTTAACTTATAACCAGGAAATCCTATCACATTGCCATTATATGTTGTAATGCTTTTTTGCGATTCAAAAGTAGGAGAAGTATTGCTCAGAGTTGCAATAATAGTTGATTTAATCTCCTTAGTATTGAAATTATTTTTATTAATCTCAATACAATCCCCTGAAGTGTTAAGTAGTAGGATGACTCTATCATCATCTTGACATTGGTTGATGTAATTAATTGTAGAGGAAGGAAGAACTTCCAATCTTGTCTTAATACCTAGAGCATTTACTTTGTAGAAGTATCCATCCTGACAAGAGACTAAGAAGCCTTCGAGATTTTTTCCTCTAATTATACTTATGATAGGTCTAACAAATGCGATAGTGTTAATTAACACCATATCTGTATTGTATACATACAGGGTATTATCCTTAGTAAAGTATAAGAATGGAGTTATAGCTTCATCATTGATAACACCAAAACCTTTATCTGTATAATTACCTAACAGTTGATAGCCATATTTTTTTGCAGGATCAACGTATATATCAAACGATATAGTAAACGAGTTGGTCTCATTAATAGCATTTGATACTTCAAATTTATTATATTTATCTCCATTATATTCTATACTATTAGAACTATATACTTGAGGTGCATTATTAGAGTTAAGGTAGCCTACAAATCCACTAGCAAGGGGAGCAGTTGTACCTATAAACGCATTTAAATCATCTGAACCAACACGTGAATAATAGTACTTAGTGTTAGGTTCGATGACTAAATCGCTTTTTTTATCAAAAAACGCTCTAGCAGCTATATCTGCTCTATCAGCAAAATTAATGTGATCTACACTATCAAAGAAAGAAGGCTCATAAACAGGAAATCCAGATAAAGCATCCTGCTTTAAAATTAAATCTGGGTAATAATACCTATCAACCCAAACTCCTACGGATTGACTATTACCACCCGATAGCCATGTACATAGATATCTACCGTTACCTTCTTCAATAGAATTACCTCTAAGGCAAAAAATCTTATCTGCAATTACAGGCGATCTACCTCCAATAGCACCGTTAACAGCAAACTTAGTATCGTTTATGTTAAGTTTTTTAAACGGATAGATAGAAGATGGGGTAGTAAAGTAAGTATCGGTACCATTTATTACCTTAATATCTTTATCATACCAAACATAGGTTAGGGAAATATTATCATTACCTTTTTCTTGACTATTGCCAGTCTGTAATGACATATATTCTCTAAAATCTACATCTGGATATAATAAAGAACCAGAAAGGGTAGATATACCACGTTTAATATAATTTTTCTCTGACTTAAAGTCGTTTAGAGTAAAATAGTTTAAAGTAGCATTATTATTACTTAAAGTGTTGTAATTGGTAGTAAGTACATACTGACCTTTATTATTAAATGAACTCTTAAAATCATTTAAAGATAATTCGTTACTCTTATTAGGATTATAACTTACCCAAGAGTTATTAAAGTTAGAGGTTATATTAAGAAAGTCGTAATTTACCTTAATAATGTTATAACCATTTCTATTAAAGCCACCTGAGGTATAGGGTTGAAGTGTTAATTTATCCCCACTTAATGTTACTATTTTGGCTCCACTAAGGGTATTTTTAAATAGCATTAGATATCCATCAGAATCTAAAAGATATCTAAACATATCAGGTCTCTCTAAAGCGAGTGACACAGTCTCAGAGTCATAACTATAGAAAGTAAGAGGTCCATTTTCTATTACATTTAAAAAGTAATCTTTAATACCATTATTATGCTTTACTCTTAAGTATGTGTCGCTAAGTATCTCTAATTCAAAATTAATATTATTTTCAAATCCAACAAAAGAAGACAATAATACTCTAGCAGAAGCTACGTCTGGGTCGCTAGTATTATTAAACTTATAAATGTACAAATATCTATTTTCATCGCCAATTAGTGTATTAAAAATTAAAGGCGTGGTTAATGTCTTTAACTGAATTGGTACTTCATTTATTGTAAATATATCGTTTAGGTATACTTTACCAGTAAGGTATTGCGATGTGTAGTTGTTTATAGTAGTGTCAACTAATCCTGACAGTGCTTTAATTCTATTAAAAATAAATCCCTGCTCGTACCCAGTGCGATATTGTTTTACCTGCAAATATGGATCAACATATGTTGCACTTAGGGTATTAACCGCTGAAACACTATAAACAGATAAATTACTCACTTAATATATTTATTTCCTAATGCTAACTTACAAATTAAGACTTGTAAGAGGAGCCACTATTGTTGGTGTAATAAGTGGAGTTCCTTGAGTATCTAGCACGGTAATAATGGTAGACATATCTGATTTACTTTCAAAGTTTGTGAAAGTTTTGTTAGATTCTATCGGTAGTATTTGTGAGTTAAGTATTCCGAGGTCTTCTACATCGTCATAATACGAGTCCCAGAATACAGCTATAGGTTGCTTTATAGTAGTAAACCCTCCATTCTCCCATTCTATGGTTACAGTAGGGCAAAAACATGCAGAATACACGTTATTATCATTATAATACTCGTGAGAATATACTGTCATTACACTACCACCTAACTTACCATAGAGGATTTCATCGAAAATCGATTGCTCTCTATAGTTAAAAATTAAATCCCTACTTTTTGTAAGAGTAGGTGTATTATCATCCCAATCTATAGTAAGTGAATTCACTTTAACATTAACTTCACTAACACCAGTAAGAACGAGGTACAAATTTGTTGCACCCTTTAATGAAACGGTAGGTCTTGCAATTATAGTATTAATTTGCTGTCCTATATTTAAATCAATACTTACATTTTTCATATTATCATAGCTCCACTTGATGTATCTATACTATAACTACCGGAAATAGAATTTATAGTAGTAAATGTTGTTGACGGCGAAGTAAAGTTGGTTGTGTTAATATACTTCTCAGGGAGGTATATCTTGGAGGTGTAGAAAGTAGCGATATTATTGCTAATATCAAACTCATAATCAAAAATATAACACAAGTTATTATTATCATTACCAACAAAAGTTAATTTATATAGTTCATTAAATGAATTATAGGTGATAGTAGGTGTTGTTATTTTAACAATATTAACATTGAAGGTATTACTAAATACTCCACTTAAAGAGAATATAGAAGATAGGGAAGATACTTCACTATTTTTTGGGAATATCTTTGTAGTGGAGTTATCACCTATATTGTATTGATATATAGCAGGGTAAATTACCTTATTGTTAGTTGCAGACAGAGCTGCAAGTGTTTCTGTAATAAAGAAGGTGATGGTTTTATCCTTCTCATTAAAGAATCTATTTGAGAATGAATTTATATTATTTTCTTTTGTGTAGTATGTATTTTTTGTAGCAGGTGTAGTAAAATTACTATCTTCATAAGCAATCTTATCAAATACTAAGTAGTTATCTGACTGCACTACAATAGTATCATAAACTACATCAAAATCTTTTAGACCTGTATAAATCTCGTTCTTTACAGAAGAATTATATTTACCAAATATCTTATAAAGAGCTGTTGATAGAGGATATGAGTAAGAATAAGCTTGATTCTTTACAAACATACTACCTTCGAGATTTCTTTTAGTTAGCTGCGATTTAAATTCATTAACACCAGATAATTCAGATAACTCAGAATAGCTATTTGGTGATACTTCATCTACATATACGTAGTTATTATCGTATATGTAATCATTTGCGGTATCTGTAATATCTGTAAAGTAGCCACCGTCATAATCTGAAACTCCTATAGCAGACAGTATGTATTTTACATCTAAAGTAAAATCAGCGTTTGTAACTCCTGGTGAGGTAAAGTAACCTCTAACTACAGGGGTTAAAGAAGATACACCTGCATCAGTTAACTCTTGATAATAGTAAGGTAAGCTAGAAGGATATGCGCTACTATCACCTAAAATAGGATCTGGTAGTAATGTGTTGTCTAAAAATGTAAATCCGCCGCAGTCTTTAACACCTACATTTACAGTTCTCGAGTCTAATGAAGTGCCGAGAGCAAAACCAAATGTATTAAGTTCTTGATAAGGTGAGAATTCTCTAAAATAAAGGTAGTAGGGTGACCCGGTTAAGCTAAAGGTGCTTGTATCTATAGTAATACTGGTAAGTCCAGATCTTACTGTATACCCCGACTGCGATGCGATAGAGTAATCAAATCCATACCCCTCTTGAGGATCGTAAAATACATTGCCGTTTAAGAGTAAATTTAGTATATAGGAATCAGGTGCTTCGGTTACTGTCTTAAAAGTCTGTCCAAACTTATCTTTTAACAGAGCATATTCATTACCGAATACATCGGTTTGATACTTGGTAATATACCCGCTATTGTATAAATCGCCAAAATTTAAAAGTATACTATTATCTGTAGCTAAATTTTTGAGCTCGTTTTGTTCTCTAGTATAATAAGGAGTAAAATTCTGCTCATCATTTAACACTTTTGGATCACCTATTGCAAATCCAGAAGATGCGCTACGAACATCAGGCTTAAAGTTATATTCGAATACCAACGGGTAATTATTTTGACTGTTTATAGATACGTTACTATAAACATTAGGGTCAGGAAATAGATAAACTGATCCCGCAGATAACTTTGTATTATCTACGGAGTAAGTATAGTTTGAAGCATTTAGCTTGAAGAGACCAAATCTATCAGGCTTAAAAAATATACCTACATCTCTCAGTAGTCTCTGTGAATTAGATTGTACAGCAGCTACATCAGCTGTTTGTAAATTTTGAACATTAGCAAATGGTTTTTCCGCTTTTACCAATACACCTGAAGTATAAGGTGAGGTAGTAGTATCTATATAATAGATATCAACCCCTATATATTTTTCTAATAATTTTTGCTGGAGTGCTAATCTATCTTCTGTATTGAATCCGCATAGGTTAATACAATTTTGATCTTTAAGAGCTAGAGGATTTAAGGGATCGCAAGTTACGTCATACTCTAAAGCAGTATTAACAGCTAAAGGTATCTCAGTTAAAAATACTTTACTACTGAAAATTATATCTGTATTATCGAAATATACAGTGTAATCTAAGTCATTAAGGTTTGAGGTATAAAACTCACGCCTTAGACCTTCTTCATTTACATTTGTTCTAGGTAAATCAAAGTAGTTAGAGTAAACATCTACATACTCATGTATATCAATATTGAGATTATTAACTATATTAGATAGAGAATAATTTAAAGTGGTATAATTCGGATCATCTTCTGCAGATACAACATAATTATATATTTTTTCGTAAAGAGATCTTTCAACAGATAGTTGAGTTCCTTTTATTTTGTTTCTATCTACAGCGTATTTACCTTTTTCACGTTTTTCTTTAAAGAACAATACTATCTGTCTTATTTTCTCTGCAAAAAACGGGATCGCTATGTCGAGATCTACCGGATCAGTATAGTCAAGTGTTTTTAAGAAGTGAAGCTCTTGCTGTGTTGAGTAAGTTAAAGTAAGTTCTTTAAGAAATTCTACGTAGAGATTTACAAATTCCGTAGTTGTATTAAATCTAGTGTTAGCAGCAGTACTCCACTCTTGAAGATAGTATATATAGAATTTATTATACTCATCAGGTGAATACTCTACATTAGTATTCATTATAAAATCAAGAAAACTAAAAGGCTTGGTATTGTCCTTTGCAATCGACTTATCGGAGAGGCTATTAGTAATCGAGTCTTTAATTATAGCTGTACTAAATGTAATATCACTTACCATTAATCTTATTTATCCTTATTAGGCAATTATAAAAACAGGTTCAGGCCATCATATAACTCTTTTGTAACTATATTGGAAATAATACCTTCTTTTTTAGACCAATCAGCGTAAGAAGAATTAGTATATTGTAGAGTTGTATTAAAGTCGTTAAAATCAATAACGCTTCCTGTAATAGTTCCATTTATACCAGGTGTATATTCATAGAAGAGATAATAATTGCTTATATCTTCTCCCAAATTATCAGAAGGTAATACTAAGCCCCATCCCCAGGAATTATTATAGTCGCTTAGTTTATAGGTATTACCGGAAAGAGATATACCATAAGAGCATAGTGGTAGATAGGTGTTTAGATACTTGTAGTTACCGCTGAACTTTTCAAATGCTACTAAATCTGTACCCGCTGTAACTGTATATTGAATACTAACACCATTACCGAGATTTTTACCGTAAATATCACTACTTAGATACCCATACGTATTAAAGTTTTCACTAAAAGCGTTTTTAACTCCGAATAATTTAGAATGACTAATAGACAACAAATTAATTAGTCGTCCTAGCCCCACGGGGTAGTTCATATTAAAGGAAGTAAACTGAATATCATCTTGATTCATTAACTTAAGTAATGAACCTAACTGATTTACATTACCGTAATCTAGAGTTGCATTGTTACTTACAAAATTTTGTATTTTCTCGTATGTAGTTTTACCTATAGATGTTTGTTCAGAACTTATATTACCAAATATAGTACCTAGAAATTGATCAAATAGATTTATTTTATCTAAAAATAGTGGTTGGAATGCAATACTTTTGAAGGCATCTTGAAAATCTATTTGCTCACCTTTTTTAGCTATATTATAAACTCCGCCTGATGGATAGACGTTAAAGGTATTGCTATTTCCTAGAAGCTGTACTATATAATCTTCTATTACTAAAGCGCTAGTGTCTTCTGCTAAGATATTCTCATCACTCTCGCTATTAATTCTGAATAATTCTTCAGGTAATATAGATCTTGCAGAAATATATACATTCTCCTGCAAAGTATTAAAATTCGTGATAAGATACCCCTTATAAAATCCTCCCTGTGATATACTTGTAAGACTTTGGAAATCGGCAAAAAAGTATGCTTGATACGAGCCTACTGCTTCCTCAAGTTCAAGCATATCTATGTTATTCTCGACATATATAGTACTCAAGCTTTCGGTTAACAGTGATTGTGGAAGCGTAATACTAGAAAAATTAGTAACACCGTTTGTTAACTGAAAGTCTATATCAACTAACCGAGGGAGATTTTTTATAGTAAAATTCTCCGAGTCTTTAACTTTAACTACAAATCCTATCTTAGTGTTAGAAAATTTATTCTTACTAATATTAAATGTATTTGACGTAGTGCCTTCTCCATCTATACCGTTTGAAGAAATAGATAGATAATTATAATCGTTATTGTTGTATATAGAAGCTTTACAACCTACGGTAGATGTATTGCTGTAAGGTCTTAGCTCTGCAGGCTGATAACCAAACATAATATTTACATGCGAAGAGGGAAGATCGTCTTTGTAAAAAACAAACCGTTCGCCTGTTAGTCCGCAAAAGAAAGCATCTGTATCTGTTGAGGATTTTCGAACAATATTATTTCCAGATAGACCTATATAGATAGGAGTTGAGATTGTATTGAAGGATGATACTTCTACAAATTCTGTTAAATTATTAATGCCAGTTAGTAGTAAATATACAGAACTTGAAGGGTAGAGATGACCGTATCTCGTATTAACTAGATTATCTCTAAAATAATCTAAACTATTGCTTCCAGAAATAAACGCTACTATAGAAAGATTATTTTCAGGATCATTATTTAGTGCTTGCCAGGAAATACCATTTGTTATTTTTACCGGGTCAGTAAATCTTCCTGCAGATAATTGAAGCTGAGTTGCGTTATTCGCAGTTATGAGTATAAAGTCTTCAATATAATTTTTTATAGTAACGTTTACAGAGTAGGAATCATAATAGCTCTCTCCTGTAGCGTCATATAAATAGCATGTGACTTTATATTTACCAGCATCTTGATACGTATGGGTCGCTGTAACAGTCTCAGATGTTGTATTGTCTCCAAAATCCCATACTATTCTTTTTCTAGATAAAAAATTTTCAGTAGTGTCTAACTTCGGAATAAAAGTAAGAGGTGTAAAGGGTAACGCGTAACTACTGGTAGATGGAGTACCTGTGTAGTCAACCGTATTAAAAAAGGCAAATGTTGTATTAATATTACTCATCCTCTACTATAATTTTTGTGGTAAGCTTGGAGATATCGTAAAAATACGCATACTCGAATTTTTTAAGCTGTATATTTTGTGATGTAAAACTAATATCATCTACAGGGTAAGATGGATTCCACGCTATTAACGATAATATAGGCACTTCAAATTGCGTGTCTGTTCTTCTTGTAACTATAGAGGAGACACCGTCTATATTTAGAATTTCATTTACTATAGAAGATGTATTTACAACTTGACCTAATTGAATATTATCAAAGTATGTCTTGAAAATATTAGCTACATTATTTTTTATAACGTTAGTGCTAATTCTAATATTAGGATCTTTTTTAATAACAAGCACGGTTACATCTTTAAGATCAACACACTCTACTTCACCTTGTATCTGCAATCCTAAGTTTATAGCCTTGTATACAGGATCTATAGTAACTACATTCTGTGTTAAGTCTTTCTTTAAATTACATTCATTGATAATAAGCTGTTTTTGCGAAGCATTTAAATAATTAGGTATTTGTTCATTTATTATAGTTGAAATCTTAGGTACAGATACCACGTACACGTTATTAAATGATGTAGAGTTTGAGAAATTAACCTGATTAAAAAGAACTCTACAATCTTCATTAGGTTGATTTAACCCTACACTATAGTAATACCTCATTAATTCATTTACGTATTCATCATTACTGAGAATTTTTACGCTTTTTATTACATTATTAAAGCTTCTATTAATGAAATATTCGTAATCAGTAGCTGTTACAAGTCTATTTTGAAGAGAAAATATCTTTGGTGCGTTATTTTTTATTTGCTCAATAGTCTCTGCCTGTGATATAGGAGAACTATCATTGGTATTATTAGTTATAAGCTGACTTAAATTACTACCTACAATAAAATTGTCTGTAGAAGCATAAATGTCAGTTACAATCTCGTTAAAGGTAGAAGTGTTGTATAGATTAAAAAAGTTACCCAGTAACACATTAGAACCTATTTGACCTTGAGATCCAGAAGAGAATACGTAATAGATTTGTACTACATCTCCCTCTTCCAACTTTTTACCATTAGTACCATTACCAAACTTAAACTCAAAATTTCCATTTTCGTTTAAACGCTTTTCATAAACTAAAGCATTTGAATCCTCCAAGAATAAAGAAGAGGTTTCATTCCACTCCTGCCATTTTCCAGATTGTATGCTTTTTATAAAGATCGTAAATGAGTTATCAGCTATAAATCTACTATCTGCAGTATTATCTGGTAAATTAACAACTGTTAATATTTCAAAATTTTCTCCTACTGCAGTATATTTTGGATGTTCTGTAATAGAACCTTGATAGAGAGTATTATTGTTAATACTTAAAGTTTCATCTACTTCTGTTGTCTTTTCAAAAGAAATATCATCGATAGTAGTAAAAGGTATACCGGATGAAGCTATAGTGGAAAATCTCCTGAGTATATAATTATTAGGAGCTAATCCGCTAGATCCTGATAGTGAAATATTTACTAACGAGGTTTGCTTGCCAGCCGGTTTGTAATTTAAATTTGATACTAGTTTATTGATATTTTCGTATAGCTCCGCTGTAGTAAAAGTAGATTCCGAGGAAGTTGTGTTGAGATAAAAGAGTAACACATGATACATGTATGCTACTATATCTATAAATGCATTTAGGTTTGACCCTTCGTAAACTTGATCTCTAAATACCTCACTCTCATTTAAGCGGGTAATTATTAATTCCTTAATAGTAGTTGCATCAAATGCAGTATAGCTATTTTTAGGTAGGGTAAATTCAGTAAAGCTTTTAATACTCATAATTATACGAAGGTGTAGCCATCATTATTTAATACACTTTTAAGTGATAGGTTGTTTACATTTAAAGATGGCACAGATATGTTTAAGTCAATCTTATACTCTTGATCTTCAGTGTTTGCAACTACATTTATCTTATTAATTTTAACTCTCGGTTCTTGAGTTACTAGTCCGTCAAAAATATCTCTACCAATAAAGAAAGCGCCAGTCTCATTTACAGGCTCAAAAAGATAGTCTCTTAAATCTAAACCAAATTGCGGATTTAATAATTTTTCTCCTGGCGAGGTAGTTAAAATATTTTGTATAGCTGTAATAACAGATGAAGCATCTTGTATAGAAACTAAATCTTTCTTTTCACTAGCTTGGAATAGCTCCGGATTATTTGTATATCCTAGAGTTAAGTCAAGTTGTATATCTTTATATAGATAGCCAGCTTCTAAAGCCTTTTCAACCTCTGTTGTAGGCTTAACTATATTTAACTTAATAGCCATTACTAATATTTATAGTAAAAGCCTGATAAGGAATTCACTATTGAGCTGTGTACTCTTTAAGTAAATTATCTACTATATTATCGAAAGACTCCTTAGCTGTAGATAATGCAATTGCTACGGCTTGCTTTTGAGCTTTTTTCTTTGATTTAGGTTTAGAAGTACCGATCTTACCTTTCTTCTTATAGGTATGCATAAGCTCCTTTACATTAGAAGAAATGGTTTTTTTAGATGAACCTTTTTTGAGTGGCATAAACTTATTTATTACCAATTTTTGCAAGAATAATACTTAGCTGTACCAGGCTTAGCAGACGAGCACTTATGTCTTGCTCTAAATGATTTTCTCTTCTTAGGATTGGACTTTTTGATTCTAAGATTAGGATCACCGTAATGGATTCTCTTAAGCTTACCTTTCACACGAGCGCATCTCATATACTTTTTATCAGATCTAGTAGACGATTGTTGACCTGTAACTTTAGTACATCTAGCACCTTTTTTTTCTGATAAGATCTCCTCCACTAAAATATCAAATTGCATGTAATTATTTAATTAAAAGTATAAATAATGTTATGGCTAAAACAAAGAAGTTTTTAACACTACTCGAAACTTACATGAATCGATTTGAACGAGGCGGATTTTTAGTAGGTGATGTTTTTAAATTCAGCGATGGTTTCAAAAATTCAGATTCCTATAAAAAGCTAGGAACTAATACAAAAGAAATGATCGATCAAATGATTGAAACAGGTCTTCATGTAAGAGTTGTAGGTATTAAAGACACTAGCGGTTCACGTTATCCAGGTAATCCACAGACTACTACACAAGATGTTATCTTAACTCTTGCTCTTGACAATGGTGGTGGTAGATATACCCACTATGTATCTGTTGAACCTGATCCTAGCTTAGGTGAACCACAGAGATTCTACCCTAATCTTCCACCTATTCCTGATGCTGTTGTTAGAAAGAACAATGTTAACATCAAGCCTCAAGAAGTAGAAGATTATGATAATTTAGCTAACAAAACTGATAGAGGCGATGGTAAGCTATCTGATACTAATCTTACTCTACCAGACCAAAACACTGTTATTCCAAGTCAATCAGTTACTCCTTCTCCAGCAGTAGCTTCCTACACCCATGAATATCTTAAAGATATAGAAAAATATTAATCACTTAACATAAATAACTATATGAGAAAAGCCGATTGTCTTTTATTGGAGAGCGCATACAGCTCTATATTGCTAAAATCCCGTCTAGAAAATTTAACAATTTCACAATTGCATAATGTTATTGAAAATGCATCTAGCTCAGAACTAGATATTATTGAAGAGGCTCTCGGAGGCTTTGGAAACTTATTTAAAGCTGGTAAGCAGGCGGTTCAAGGCGCAGGCACTGCTGTTAAAGGCGCTGTTCAAGGAGCAGCACAAAGAGCTGGCGCTGCTGTTACAGATGCAGCACAAAGAGCTGGCGCTGCTGTTACAGATGCAGCACAAAGAGCGGGTACTGCAGTTCAAGGCGCTGGCCGTGCTGCAAAAGCAGGTGCTCAACAAGTTAAAAAAATGTAAAACAAATATACCAGACTGGTGAGCAAGAAGCTGCAGCAGAAAAAAGAAAAGCAGAAGTAGCAAAATCCGTAGGTGCTTTATTACAACAACTTGAAGCATTAAAAGAAGCTAACCCTAAAATTGGACAAGAAATTGGTAATATAACTGACCTTACCATCGGACAAATTCAATCTCTCGTAAAACGTGGTTTAGAATCTAAGCAACGTGCTGCTAGAGGTGCTAGACAGCAAGGTTTCTTCGGTAAAGTGGGAACTGCTGCACAAAAAGCATACGGTCAAGCTTAAACTTTTTCAAGTGCGATCCAACAGGCAAAGCAGTTAATCTCTTTATCTAACACAAACGCACTCTTATAGAGATGATCAGCAATTATTGCGATCATCTCTTTCTTTTTGAGATCATCAAGAGGTCGATCGTAGATGTAGTTTAGAAAGTCTCTCATAAGACTATCGTAATCACCATAAAATCTATCTTCGCTCTCAATAAGAGTTTTTCTTAATGATAATACGTCTTTTTGCTGGATAGCAGAATTAATGGTTTCGAGCAGAGTTCTATCAACAGAGATATTAGTAATAGATAGAGTCTTATCAATACAGTTCTTCTGAATCTCATTAATACACTTTCGAAAGTCGGGGAAGTTAACTTTAATAAGCTCAACAAACTTACGCTTTTGGTCTGCATCAATCTGGATACCTTCTTGCTGAAGTATACTATAGCACCTCTTCACAGTATCCTCAATAACAGGCTTGATATCAAGAGATTGGCATCTGGATTGTAGAGCAGGAATGATCTTATGCTTGTAGTTAGCAGTTAAGATAAACCGCGTATACTTAGCAAAAGACTCCATGGTATTCCTCAAAGCAGCTTGTGCTTGTGAAGTAAGACCGTCGCACTCGTCAAGAATAACTACCTTAATCTTACCATCAAACGACTTAGTTTGAGAGAAATTAGTTACCTTATAACGAATAGTATCAATACCCGATTCGTCAGAAGCATTGATGTATAGAAAGTTACACCCGAGGATATCATTTACAATGATCCTAGCAAGAGTAGTCTTACCAGTCCCTGGTGTTCCTACAAACAATAAATTAGGAATCTCTTCTTTGAACCCTTGGACTATTTCACGAGTCCTCTCAGGTAGAATGAGATCTTCTAACTTCTGCGGGCGATACTTTTCAACCCAGATACCTTTCAAGTCTAGCATATTATTGTCCTGATGAACCAAAACCCTTAGCACCACGCTCAGTTTCAGTCTTTTTTCCTTCTCCCATAACTACAGTATAGTTCTTATATACAACAAATTGCGCAATCCTATCACCACTACTTACGGTATAGTCAACATCAGTGTTATTATAGAGCTTGATACCAGCATTTCCACGGTAAGGTTGATCAATAATACCAAAATGAGGAGCAATACCATGCTTGAACCCAAGCCCTGATCTGCCTTCAACCCTTACCCAATATCCCGGAGTGATATCAGCAAACTCAAGACCAACATCAACAACAGCACTACCACGAGCAGGAATAATCTTATGCTCAACGCTATATACATCAAATCCAGTATCGTCATCATGGTTTTTAGTTGGAATCTTAGCATCCGGATGTGTCTTAACGAACTTTACTAATGCGTCAATCTTTTTAAAGTAATCATAATTAACTGTAATACCACCAGGATCTAGTTCGTATCCCATATTAGCTGTAATTGTATCCATATAACCTATTGTAAATGTTGATTTGAGTAAATCAAGAATAAATATATGGTATGGAAGAAGATTTAGATGAAGCAGTAAATGACATTCTCTCACAATTGAGAGGTAATGTCGCTTTAGCTAAAAGAGAGCCAGAAGAGGAACTTACAAAAGATATGTTAGAATCCTTTATTATTAAAAACTCAGGTAAGCTTATTACTAAGTCTTTAAACATTGTTGATAATGTAAATGATTATGTAGCATCTGCTCCAGATGCAAAGGACGTAGCAGCTTTAGCTGAATTAATTGCAGCAACTTCTTCAGCAATTGAAACACTCAATAAAGTATATATCTCAGATGAGAGAAATAAAACTCAGGTAAAGGTAAAGCAAATGGATGTTGATTCGAAAGAAAGAATGAACATTACAGATAACAAGACAAGGGTTCTTTTATCTAGAGAAGATATTATGAAAGCATTAGTAAATGATGATGCTATAGATGTTTAAGATTTTCTTAGGACTCTTACTTTCATACCCACAAAATTATTACTAAAGCTTGTGTTATTTCTTATGGTAATTTCTGTACCATCAGCAAAAGCTTTACCCGCATATGTACCTGTAGGTCTAACACCACCTATTTTATATAAAAGCCAAGGCGTAACATCCAAACGGGTATTAAAATCTAAACCTCCTCTATCAATTACTACTACATTTTTGTAGACTTTATTTTTATAGGTAATTTCAACTACAGCATTTAATGGATTAACATTATATTTTCTAAGATCGGAATTTTTAAGAGCTACACCATTGTTAAATGCTTTTTTTATTAATTTGGTATAATCTTCATTATTATAATATCCTTCATTTATATATTTTACAAATCCATCATTAGCACCTATCTGAGAATTATTGATAGTACCAGATTGACTAGGACAATAGATATAATTAGTATCGTATATACCAATACCTTTTATAGTAAGTAAATCGCCAGAGGTTGCATAAAAACTATCGCCCCACACTGTTCTCCCTGAAGGAGAGTCAGGATCTCCAATATCGTACCATCCACCGAAAGTACTAACTTGATCACCCGGCATTACAGTAAATTCATAGTAAACCTCACCTGTATTATTTGATACAATCGTATCTTCTCCATTATAAAGCTCTCTATCACCATCGTAAATCGCTTCTTTATAATTTGAACCTGTGATTAACCTATTTACAAAAGGAATAAACCCTAAAGCTTCTTTATTAGTATTACTGGTACCTCCTGTATTTACACTTGGACCTGTGATATCTCTTTCATAAACTACACCATTAGATTGATCTGCTACTTCAGGTTTATTTGATGTACTATAATTCATATCCGGGTTATACGGATTATATCTATTAGCTTGTTGATATTGCCTAAAACAATCACCCATTTTGTTAGCGGTTTTACCCAATATGTTAGAAGCAGCAGAATTATGATCTAAATACGACTTAAAATCTGGTGTGTAAATATAACCTTCTGCGTTAATACCACCTCTCAGAGATACTCCCGATCTAGCTTTTTTAACCAAAGCATCAGTATCTTTTATTGTAAACATACTAATACACTCAGTCCATGCTGCTTGACCAATAGCAGCTAATTCAGCAAAGCTATCAGTAAAAGCAGTTGGCACTTTATTCCATATGTCTTTACCTACTCCTCCTACACCGGTAGTAAACTCACCTAGTAAATCCGCAAAAGATGGCATGGTAGCTAAATTCATGTTAGCAGATTGTTCTGCTAATTTAGCAACTGACTCTGAATTTTGAGAAAAATAGTTACATGGCGAGTTTAAGCAATCCTTAAAAGCTTCTTTAAGAAGAGTAGCAAATCTAGAATTATAGTCGCCGGTTTCTGGAATCCTCGTATAATTTCCCAAGACATATTCAACTCTTTGAATTTGACCCTTAAAAGCAGGGTATAAGTTTATCTTGCTAGCATAGAAATTAATAGTAGATACATCCAATGCCGGTCCATTTACTATAAAGTCCTCTGTAAATTGCTTTACCGCGTCTTGATCGCCATTTAATCCTTTATTAAAAAGTATAGCTAAATCAAAATCTAACTTAAGATCTGGATCATCTACTAAATCGCAAAAAGGTGAGCTATATTTAAGAAAATCTCTACTTATAGCATAACCGAATAATTTTTCTGCCAAATTGTTAGAATAGATAATCATATACTTTATTTAATTTTGCTGATCCTGTATACCTTCAATAGGCTGGTTATTAAATAACTGCTCGTAAAATCCTGATTCTGTTAATGTAGTATTTCTGTTTAGATAAAATTTTACTGCTATTATTTCATTTTCATATCCAGATCCTTTAAAGATATGCTTTACAGAAGTTACAAAATAATATCCGTTTATATCATCCACATCTTTACTTGATTCATTAGATGCAATAACACGTATAAACTTTCCAGGTTCTCTATATACATTACCTTGGACTCTAAAAGTTATAGCTATATTATCAAAAATAAAGCTTTTCATAATCATGCTAATTAAACTATCGGCCCACTCTCTTATTTCTGGTGTTACTGCAAACGTATTGTCTGTTGTTAGTATCTCGCTCTCACCTTGTTGTGTAGTTTTAGCTAATGATTTTTCAGGTAAATTAGACTCGTATGTAAATCCTAAAATAGCTTTTTGAAAATAATTTCGTAACAGCCTATAAGGTATATACTCATTTAAAGTGGCACCGCTTACAATATTATCAGTAAAACTATTTCTGTAATCTACCCATTTTTTAGAAAGCACGTCCTTGTAGTCGGGCTTTATAATATCGTATTTATCTACAAAATTAGCTCCTAAAGTTTTATTTGTAAAAGTGCCACCCATTGTAAACGTATCTGTGACATAATCTGAAAGATCTACATTTGAATCACTTTCAGAAGATTTTAACTTTTCGAAAAACTCTCTTATATACTTACCTAAATTTATAAGTACGTATTTTCTTTTAAAATCATTATCTTCACAGACTGATTTTACTGTAAGTAACCCCGGCTCTCCTGGGTAATAAAACGTATGTCTATAGATTCTTCTTAACAACTCGTAGTTGTTCATTAATAGCGTGTGTACAGCGCCTGGAGGTGCAGGTAGTATGGTTGGTTCAAATTGACCTATAATGTTTTCTTCTGACTCGTTTAAACTAGATGTGATAATCTTTTTAAGATAGCTTGAAGCAGTACCCTCTCGAGTGTCTATTCTGTTATTAGTGTCGGTTAAAGGAAAAACCTTATTTCTTAAAAGAGAGACTATATCTTCTTCAAAAGTTAGAGCTATTTTTTTATCCACCATATTAGCAGAGGATTCACCCGCTTGACTTAAAATAGCTTGAAAAGATAATTTTTGAGGTCTAGAGTTAAAAGCTAGAAAGTCTTTATTAGTAATATCAAAACCTATAACATTAATACCCGTGTTTATATCAAAAATATTTAACTTTTGTAGTATGCCATCAAAGTTAGATATACTAATGACACCTTGAACCCCTGGAAATGATAAGTTATCTTCTATCTCAAGATATTCTATACTACCTTTTGTAATTGGTAGTACACAAGATTTACACGCTTTTCTATTACCCATGTAAACATTAAACTCATACGTGCTGTTATTGATAGTTACAATGTTGTTACTCATAGGTTAACTTGCTTAGATATACTGTTTAAGACATTTTCTACATACTGTGGTAATATATATTTTACCTCTATACCTGCTTTTGCATAAAAGATATTTTCTGGCTTATTAATTAAGAAAATTAACCACCATAAAAACTGCGTACCGTATAATTTATATGATAGAGTAGTCCAAGGTAAATCTCTATTTAAATCAAAAGACCCCAACAAAGATTTATCTATGGTTTCAGGTATAATTACCTTTTTAAGTATATTATAATAGTAATAAAAGTTATCTGAAGTTTTTTCAACTTGATAGACTTTAAATATACTTTCATACCTTTCTAGATCTAGCGAAGGTAGTTCTGAAATATTATTTTGTAAATTTCCGTAATCTATCATATTACTGAGGTTTGTATAACTGATGAGGTGAACCCATTATCTACCATTGCATTACCTGTATCAGCTAGTAAGCTTTTTACTGTAAGGGATACTTGATATGCTTCTGGAATAGGTGCTTTTACTGTCTGACCGGTAGGTAGAGTTACATCTAGTAATCTTTTGGTTCCAACAAAATCAACTGACATATTATTGATATATGCGTACGGTATATATTTTACCCCCGGAATGTAAATTGAATATAATTTAGGAGGTAAAATACGCGAGAATGAAGTTCTGTAAGGTTTATTTTGATAGGATAATATCCATAATAGTTCATAGTTTTGAACATATGGTAAGTAATTATTACTTGTAAAGGTATTTAAAAGAGGAAAAGATATATCAAAAGTATCGCCATCTTCAGGATATTGGAAATATTTAGGTTTTTCAATATATGTACCAGGAGTAAAAAAGTTAATGCCAGATGCTATGGTATCTGCAGCTCCTATCATAGTATCTGTAATTAAATTAGAAAACAAAGGTCTATTTTGTTGCGAACTTCCAAATGAATTGCTTTGTTTTATAAATGAATTATCAAGATACGGTAATACGTATTTGAATCCTGTTGGTTGTGTATAGTATATACCTATATACGACTTTAACCTATCACCTAGTATTGCTTGGTCGTTAGATGTAGCTGCTATTTTTCTAATATTGTTTTTAAAATCGTTAAATTTTTGCTTAGCGTTTTTATTTGAAGTATCAGCGCATTGATCAAACTTAGCTAATAAAGATGTAATCTTATCTAAAACTTCATCTATACTATCATCTAACCAGGATGATGATATAATAGCATTTACGTAATATAATGCTGAAGATATGAGAGAGTTTTGAAGTTGCTCTCTTTCTACTAGATATACAGCAGGTATTTTATCTAAGATTTGATTTTTAGGTGATACTGTCCAAGAAAAATCTCTTCTAACATCAATATATCCCCGTGGTATAAGCTTAACAACATCATCCGTGTTGGATACGTATGCTTTTTCTACTGCACCTATTTTATATAATGGTGTAGTAGATTGTTCTGTTACAGATGCGTAGTATGGTCCTGGCATATAATTAAGCTAAAAGTTTGTAATCAAATAATGGTGTTGTATCTACATCGTAAGCTTTTCTATTAAAAATTCTCTGCTTACTAGAGTCGTTACCTCCTGTCTGAACAATTGTAGGTTTTTGCTTGCTAAGAAATTGATTAGACATCGCGGTGTTGGTTTCGATCTTCGCTAATAATTCAATTTGTCTCATAGTAGCTTCTAGAAGTGATCTAGAATACGATACCATCATATTATCTTGCTTCTTAAAAATGCGATCTAGAGGACCTCCTGATTTAAGAGCCATAATGTCGTCATCATTACTAATACCATAAACTTTACCATTTTTAAAGACAGCATCGTTGTATGGTCCTTTATAATTTTCATAAAACGCAGGCACTTCGCGTTTACTATTTTTTAATTTACCTGACTGTAGTTCAAGCATTCTATTTTGATATGACCGGGTTTGATTCATAAGTAAATTTCTTGCTGGTATATCATCGGATTTTAACCAATCATAAAATCTTAGAGCTTGTAAAGTAAAGGTACCACCTGGGACCATATTCATAGCTACATCAACTTTAGAT